CACCTCGCTGGAGCTAAAAAGTTCACTTCTTATTGGGGGTATTCACAAGAGGATCTCATTGATAAAACTAGAGAACTTTTAGATGACTCATTATAAAAAAAGAGTAGATGAAAACCAAAAAACCCTTATTCATACATTTATTTGCTTGGGCGCTAGTGTTCTTAATTTGTCAACTGTTGGTCGTGGCTGTCCTGATTTGCTCATTGGATACAAGGGAAAAACTGTCCTTGTGGAAATTAAGTCTAGTACCAAAGCAACCTTTACAGAGCCTCAAATCAAATTTATGCAGGAATGGCGAGGCGGTGCAGTAAGCAGAATAGATTCTGTGGATGCTGCTATTCGTTTGATAAAAATGCTTGACATGGCTTAAGATTGTCCTAAAATTAAGAAACTGCGCTTTTGCAGTCTTTTTAGCTAAAAGGAAATAAAATGGGTAAGATGGATTCAAGCAAGGGTATTCCCCTTAAAACTGGCGGTGTAATGCCTAAAGGTGCTGATGCAGCCGATACTAAAGGTGAGCGTCATGAGCCTTTGCGTGGCGGTGTAGCTATGGGCAAAGAAGATGCTGTTGGTACTGACAAACTGTTTAATACAGGCCGTACTGCTGGCATTTGCTACGACCATAAGCGTACAAACTATATGTCGGAAGATAAAAACCAAAAGTGCTAAAAGCGAAAACCCCTAATGCGTGAAGGTCACTAGGGGTTTTCTAACCAAATAGTAATCGGAGAACTAAATGGCTGATGTAAATAGTAAAGACAGTTGTAATTCCTGTCTATTTTTCGTTGTAGGTGAGCGCATGGGTATCTGTAAGCGATACCCTCATGCCGTTAATAAATCCAATGATGATTGGTGCGGTGAGTTTTCTGCCCTTATAAATACCCCAATTCAATCAATGGTAAATGCCATTATCGAACCTTTAATTGCTGAAAAACAGCAAAAACAGCGTGGGAGGCCTAAGAAATCATGAGATTAAAGCCTATGGCAGACAAAATTGTTGTCAAGCCTGATGTCCGTGAACTTTCTAGCATCATCATTGTTAACAATCAAGAAGTAGAAAATATGGGTGTAGTAGTTGCCGTAGGGCCAGGCAAGAAACTACCTAATGGTCGCAGAGAGCAAATGCCTGTAGAAGTTGGGGCTAGAATTCGCTTTGGTACTATGAATGAAGATAAAGGCGAAGAATATTTAAAATACTTCAAATATGAAGAAGATGGTGTTAAATATTTAGTTATGTCATGGCAGGATATTTGTTTTATGGAGGAATAAAATGTTTAAATGGCTTAAATCTTTGTTTTCTAAAGAAATCCCTAAATTTGAGCCTGTAAGCCTTACAGATTTATCTAAACCGCTTTCTAAACAACCTGAATTACAAAAAGCCACTACAAGGAAAAGGAAAATGGCAACCAAACCTGGTCTTTATTCTAATATCCATAAAAAGCAAGAACGGATCGAAAAACAAAAAGCTGCTGGTGGCAAAGTAGAAACCATGCGTAAGCCTGGCACTAAAGGCGCTCCAACGGCAGCAGCTTTCAAACAAGCAGCTAAAACAGCTAAGAAAAGCTAATCATGGCTACCAAAAAGCCAAAGAAAGCAAAATAATGGATATTAAAGAAGTAAAAATCACTTTTAACCATTCAATCGCTGAATTAGAGCTAATCCTTGCTGGATTGCGTAAATTGCCAATGGAACTTGTACAAGAACTCCATGATCGTATTATCCATAAGGCTAATGCAGCAATAAAAGATCATTCCCCTGTAGTGGAAAAAGAATGAAAGTAGAACAACGGCCTATTGATAAGCTAATCCCTTATATAAACAACAGCCGAAAACATTCTGATGAACAAGTCGCTCAAATTGCTGCAAGCATTAAAGAGTTTGGCTGGACTAACCCAATATTGGTGGATGGGGATAACGGCCTTATTGCTGGCCATGGTCGTTTGCTTGCTGCTCGTAAGCTTGGCATGGATAAAATTCCTGTTATTGAATTAGCCCATTTATCCGAAAACCAAAAAAAAGCCCTAATTATTGCCGACAATAAACTGGCATTAAATAGCGATTGGGACAATAACCTATTAATGATTGAGCTTTCAGAGCTTAATAACGATGATTACGATCTATCTGTTCTTGGATTTGACCAGGATGAGCTAGATGCCCTATTAAACCCTATAGAGCCAATTACAGGGCTAACGGATGAAGATGATGTGCCTGATGTACCAGATGAGCCAAAAACTAAGCTAGGCGATATATATATCCTTGGAAATCATAGACTTATGTGCGGTGATAGCACAAGCATAGATGATGTAGATAAGTTAATGGATGGTCAAAAGGCTGATATGGTATTTACAGATCCACCTTACGGAATTGGTTATGAATATGATGAGCATCAAGATAACGATAATGATGCAAATTCTCAGTTAGTTTGGGATGTTTTCGCTTTGCATGATTGCGGAAAAGTATGGACTCCTGGCTTAATGAATTTAGCTAGAGATATTGAAAGATTTGGAAAAACCAAAGTAGCTGTATGGCACAAAAAATTTGCAATGGCTGGCAATGGTATAGGTGGAGCATCTACTTGGGAACCAATACTTATTATTAATCCTCAGAAAAAAGGTTTAAATAATGATGTTCTTGTCCTTAAAACAGATAAAGAATTTGTAGATGGCATAAATCTTAGAGAATTGCATTCTTGCCCAAAACCTGTAGGATTATATGAAGAACTCATAAATAGTCTTTCTGAGCCAAAATCTATTATATTTGAGCCTTTTTGCGGTTCAGGAACGACATTGATTGCATCTGAAAAAACAAGCAGAAAATGTTTTGGAATGGAAATGAGTCCTAGATATTGCGATGTAATTGTTAAGCGTTGGGAAGAATTTACTGGCAAAAAAGCAGTTCTTTCGGAGTTAGAAAAGGCATGAGTCAAGGAAAAGAACATATTCCTACCGAGGAAACAAGAAAGCTGGTCAAAGGATTAGCTGCTGTAGGCACTCGCTATGTGGATATAGCCCATAAAATAGACATTACCGATGACACCTTAAGAAAGCACTACAAAGCCGAATTAGAGGATGGGCGCATAGATGCCAACGCTCAAATAGCTAATACGCTGTTTCAACAGGCTAAAAAGGGCAATATGACGGCTGCAATCTTTTGGCTTAAAACGAGGGCTGGCTGGAAAGAAACCAATATTACTGAATTGGCTGCTGCTGAAGGCCAAGAAATCAAAGGTATAAATATGGTATTCGTGGAAGCTGATGGAAACAAAGGTTGATGACAAAGGCTTTATATGGCCTGCGTTTCCTGCGAAGCTTAAATGCCTATTTGAGCCTAAAAACAGCCGTTATCGTGTGCTTTATGGCGGTAGAGGCGCAGGAAAATCTCATTCCGTAGCCAGGGCTTTATTGTGCATAGGGGTAGTAAGAACTGTTCGTGTGCTTTGTGCTAGAGAATACCAAACATCAATCAAAGATTCTGTTCATAAGTTATTGGTAGATCAAATCTATAGCATGGGAATACAAGCCCATTATGAAATTACTAATACTAATATTAGAGGTACTAATGGCACAGAGTTTATATTTGCTGGCATTAAAAACAATATCAATGGCTTAAAGTCTATTGAAGGTATTGATTACTGCTGGGTGGAAGAAGCCAATAATGTAACGGCTCATTCTTGGGATGTGCTTATTCCTACTATTCGTAAAGAAAACAGCGAGATTTGGGTTACTTTTAACCCTGAATTGCCTACAGATGAGACTTACAAGCGTTTTGTTATAAGCCCTCCTGACGGAGCAGTAGTGCAAAAAATTAACTGGTCTGACAATAACTGGTTTCCGCAAGTCCTAGATTTAGAACGAAATTCTCTTATGAATAGGGATTTTGAAGCTTATCAGAATGTATGGGAAGGCTACACCAGGTCAACGATTGATGGCGCTGTATTTGCCAAAGAAATGAGCAGGGCTGAACAAGACGGCAGAATAACTAATGTTCCTTACGATGCAATAAAGCCAGTTCATGCAGTATTTGATATAGGCTGGGCAGACAGCACAGCAATTTGGTTTGTGCAATTTGTTGGTATGGAAACTCGTTTGCTTAGATATATGGAAGTAAACCAAACTGTAATAAGTGAAATATTGGCCAAAATGCAGACTTTTGGTTATGTTTACGATACACTTTATTTACCGCATGATGCACAAAATAGAACTTTAGCCTCTAATGGCAGAAGCATTGAAGAAATAGTCAGAGCTGCTGGATATAATGTAAGGATTATTGACCGAGTACCTATTGCGGATTCTATCAACGCTGCTAGAACAATATTTACTGCTTGTTATTTTGATAAAAACTTGTGCGAAGCTGGTTTAAATTGCTTAAGGCATTACAGGTACGATGTAGATCCTAATACCAAGCAATTTAGTCAAAAGCCTTTGCATGATCAATATTCTCATGGAGCTGATGCTTTTAGGTATATTGGGCTTATGGTTCAAGAAAAGAAAATAGTCAAACGCAAGCCGATAGATTATAGTATGTCAAGTTGGATGGGCTAACAGGAAAACATTATGGTAATGAATGTTCAAAGCAATGGTGGTGTTTATTCTACCGAATACGCTGATGATGACGAATCAGGAATTGTTGACAGCGCAAAAGACTTTTTAAGGTTTTGCACCGATGACGATTCCAATAATCGTGTTGAGGCGCTAGATGATCTCAAATTTGCTGGTGGCGATCAATGGCCAGTAGAGATACAAAACAGCCGTTTGCTTGAATCTAGACCTTATTTAACAATTAATAAGATAGATGCTTATTGCCGTCAAATAGAAAACCAGCAAAGACAGCAAAGACCTCGCATGAAGTGTCATGGCATGAATACCGAATCTGATGAGAAGGTTGCCCAAGT